CGTTACTACCGTTCAGAATGTCCACGTCAAAGCCAGTGGCACTGACATTACTGACGTTTAGCCGCTCGCCGTCGCCAAGGTTCTGAACCGTTACCGCAACGCTCGGCAGATAAGCGTTTGATCCACCAAGCGATGCTGTGCCAACGAAAAACGCCTTGTCGAAGGTCACGCTTTTGGTGCTAGTGCCTGAAGCAATGGTGCCGTTGCTGTTTTCTTGACGGCGCTGGAACGTCGCTTCGTAGCCCAGCTCGTCAATCAGAATGTTCTGCGCAATATCGGAGCTGTTCAGCTCTGTTTTGAACTGGAACGCCCTAGCTTCAAACGTTCCAGAGACAAACTCTTGCCATGCGCCGTAAGTCGGAGAGCCTGACGGGTCGTCGTTGGTGCTCCTGAAATACAGCTTGGCGTTCACTGCATCAGCTTCTGTACCGTCAAAATCGTTCCAAGTGTCAACGTTGGCTGTGCGGGAGTCGATTAGGTCATTGGGGAAGAAAGCTCTAGTAACGAATCGGCGCTGAATATCCAGCGAGAATCGTGCGCCAAGATCAAGAGCATTTACAAACTGATATTCAGCAGAAGACAGAATGTCACCAAGCGTGTCAAGAGAACTGATCTCGTCAAAATCTGCTTGATCGTCTAACTCCTCGTCACCATCGATAATCAGCGCATCTAGCCCTTCGTCATAGAAACAATCGGTCTTAGTGCCTTGAAAAGGTGGGCTGTCGAGATCTTCCCTTCGAGTTTGAACCGCAAGCCGCCCCAGAGTGTCTGGGAACTGCATGATCACGCTAGTTGCGTTTGTGCTCTTGTTGCCTAAGTCATCCTCAAACTTGGCAAATATCTCACCAGCGACCAACGGAACAATGGCTTCAGTCGAGTTACCAGCAACAGCAGGGATCAAGTCAACAGAATTGGGCCAGGTTGCCGTTCCATCGGTCAGGTTGCTGTGCTTAATGTGAACAAGGCCATTCACCTTCACGTCAAGATCAACGGTCTGATCCCAGCGCAGGCGAGCACTGTTGGCGCTGATTGGCTCAATCGAAAGGTTCTGCACATCAGCAGGCACTGCTGTCTTGCCGACAAGCGTGAATGTTGCTGTTGAAATCGTGCTCTGCTTACCTAGATAGTTACGGGCCAGCACCTGCACGCTCAACGTTCCAGCACGCAATGCCCGCAGCGTGATTGAAGGGTTGCTGGTAACCAGCGTTGTGAAGTTGTCGTTGTCCAGCTTGTATTTGACCAAAAAGTCGTTGGTATTGATCCGATCGTGACTCCAGCTAAAGTCAAAGCCGGTGTGAACCGTTTGACCCTCTTGGTACAGGAACTCAGTGCCTGTAAGGGCTTCTGGAGCGGCAGGCGTTGCAGAAAGATTGGTGATGTCTCGCGTGGTTAGCGAAACATCCTCTTCAATCGCTGCATAAATTGATTCGTTATATGCAATGGCACTGACGCCATAAACGCCATCACCAGACTCGGCTACAGACAGCACACGGAACTTCTGAACCTGAATATCAGTGGTATCAATCAGGTAAACGGCTGCTGCGTTGGGCGCTTCACTAAAAGCCTCGTCAACAGTGATGTCCGTTCCAGAAATGCTGGAAATGTTTTTGGTCTCGACCAAGCCCGTAGGCAGCAAGACTGAAAGCGTTGGTGTAGCTGCAAGATTTACCGACAGGTCAGTGTCGCTATCAATCGTGACAACCGTTGTCGTTGCTGAACTGACTCGTCCGCTTCTGCGCGTTCCACCACGCATTGGGTCGGCAATATCAACCACCATCCCTGGGCGAAGGATGATTCCGCTTTCAATCGCAACTGCAAACTCACAAGTCTCAGTCAGATTTTGCTCTGACAAGAGCGTCCACTTGCCCAAACGGTGAGCCTGACCTTGGCTGTAGCAACCAATGGCCTTGATGTCTTTTTTGATGATGCCGTACTTAGCAACAGCAGCATGATCCTCTACATACTCGTATTCAAGATCACCACGGGTGTCGTATGACTGCCAAGCCACAACAGCAACCGTATGACGAGACTTTTGCGAAGAACCTGAGTACGAAAACGTTCCATTGACCACGTTGGATGGGCCAAGCAGATACTGAGCATCAGTTGGCTTGTCCTGCAGCAGTACCAACGATCCAGAGCCGTAATACGCAATGCCACGGAAAATGGCAGTTAGCTGCTGAATAACGTTGTAGACCTCATCACGAGTGTTGATGAGCATGTTGAGGCTAAAACGTGTCTCTTGACCGCCTTTACCGTCATCAACAAGCGCGTTGCAGTATTGGCTAATCGCAAAAAAGTCGTAGCGGTCGAGCGTATCCTCTGGGATACCAGCTCCATATCGAGTGCTGGTCAACAGGTCATAAAGGCACCAAGCTGGATCATTCGTCCAAACTGGGCCGCCTGGCGCTCCTGAATCGGTACTGAGCTGACCATTCCAAACCCCGCTATATGTAATTCTTCCGGGTATTCCATTTGAAATGTTTTCAGTAGCGCCAGTTGATACAACAAGCCTTGTTGTTGCACTTGTATCTATTTTTGCATTAGTCGGCACACCGATCTTAATGCCTCGGATCAAATACTTACGAGATGGGATGCTGCCAAACTGCCGAGAATCAAATCGCAGGCCGACTAAAGCAGTATTGGGATAACGAAACTTCTCGTCAATAATTTCGGTATAAGCCTGAAAAATTGTTGAACTGGCGCGGCGCGTACTGGTTTCATCATCACTAACACGCACCATCCGCAGATCAACAGGAAAAGCACCGTCAAGCGTAATCATGTAGTCACGCTGATACCTGGCGCTGCTCTTACCTCTAATGGTGTCTGAAACTACGTCGTTAAAACCACCGCCGTTATATTGAACTTGAATCTTAATACTGACCTTATGGCCAGTAATGTCGCCATCGTCTTCAACAATCCGCAATGACGGAATTGTCAGAGTGACACGCACTCGATCAACGTCAGTATCTGTGATCGAACGAGTAATAGGGGCGTCCTTGGCAACTTCAGCATTTACAGCTTGCTCAGACTGGGTAGACCCAAAATCACCGGAAATGTGAGCCTGTGTCTGCGTCCCAGTGCGTGTAACAACAGAAAAATCAATAAAGTTGTCTGTGCCGTCAGCGTTTTCAATCGGGGTGTCTTCCAGAAAAATGCTCTTGTTGCCTTCTTCTAAACCCTCAATTTCGCCTTCACAAAGCAGATCAAGAACACTGGCAAACTGAACTGACTGGAGCGTATCATCAGCCTCTGTGGGCGTATGTGAGCCGCCACCGCCTTTGCCACCACCACCTGCACCAGCAATTCGAGCACCCAGTCCAGCATTATGAACACGGATATTGTTGGCGATAAAAGTATGCTGCCGCTCTACCGTCAGGTTGTAGACGGTAAACGTTCCAAGCTCCTCCCGACTCATCAATGGCCGGAGGTGACCCATAACGTCAATCAAGCAGTCATCAAAACCAAGGCTTCCGATCGTGACAAATGCGTTGTACTGGTTTAAGACCCAGTGGTTTGGCGTTGCGTCTACATGCTCATCTCCCCAAAAACCATACCGATAAACCTGCTCGTCTTCGTGAACGTGGACTTTCAACACCTTTGCGACGTGGGTGTTGCCCTTGTCGTCAAAGCTGATTACTTCGCTGCCTTCCTTTAATTCGTCAATGCGAACCTGACCGTCAGGCGTAGAAACAAGAGTGTCGCCGGTAAAGCATCCACCTGAACCAGCAATCGCCGTGTATTTAGCCTGCGTCATGTCCTCACCTCATCAACGTCAGTACCGCTGGAAATAATTGCCGATCCAACGAACACTCGTCCATACGCTATCGGCACCGGTAAGCCTTGCCTTGATGTATTGACCACGTTTGAAAAGCTAAAAGATTCAAGCTGAGCTGACTCATCAAAGTCTGGCACTTCAGGCTGTGGTGAAATTGCTTGAGCAATACCCATAAACGTCAAGCCAATGCCAAGGGTTCCAGCGGCTGCAGCAACTTTGGCACCTACAGCCGCAAATCCTGTAAGTCCCGCCTTCGCCGTAAGTCCTGCCCCACTGACAGCCAAAGATCCTCCGTATGTAACCACAGCCAAACTAATAAGAGCCACTCCTGCCAGAATCGTTCCTAAGCCACGACCTGCACCAGCAATAACGGGCGTAATACTAAATACCTCTTTTTCGCTCCAAGGCATAACCAAAGGGCTTAAGTCATCAGCAATATGCTCTTTTCCAATCGTTACTCGATAACCAACACCGTCCTTTTCGCTATCAATAAGCCATTTATCAAGGCCAGGAAAATTTATACATAACGCCTTGATGGCTTGAGCTGGTGTTGCGGCCTCAAACTCAAACCGACATTGACCTAATTTCTTGCGAAGTGCGCCGTAAACCTTAACGACTTTCATGCCTCAAGGCGCAAGCAGTGCTCTTGCCATAGTAACTGCTGCCAAGGGTGTAAACATCCCT